TACTTCTCCTTTTGTTGTTCTTTTGTTAATGCCCATACTGTTATAAAGTGGTCATATGCTAATTTTACTGCAGGAACTTCAAACATCTTTTCTACTTCTTGTTCTAATGCTTTGATACCTGCTTTTGCTGCATCTGTCGCTGAAGCACCGTGAATCGCAAAATCTTGATCAGCAAAGCTTTGTTTAAGCTCTTGCCAAAGCTCACGCTGTCGTTCAGTAATAGGCTGTTGCTTTGGTTTGTATTCCATAGCTTTAACGATAGCACTACTCATACTATCTTCGGCGTACTTACCTGCTGCCAGCATTGGTGCAAACATGGGATCAACATCATACATGTATGAAGTCGTACCCGGTCGACATACAACAAGAGTTGTTCCTTTAGGGAAAGCATCCATTAACTCTGAATCATACTCTTTTACTGGCTTGTAACGTTTACCTACTTTTTCGTAAAATATTTTCTTCATGACTTTAACTCTTCCATCATTAATCGTTTAGACCGTTCGTTAAGTTCATGCTCTTCACGTTTAATCATATGCGGAGCCATGATAGTAACATATTCTAAGATGGCTTCTTTACCCTCTTCAGTAAGATGACAATACTCTGAAGAGTAACTCTGGTAGTAAAAAGACTTGTCTTTCAAAATCTCCATCAATCCAGCATAAACTTGTTTCTCAAGCGGCGTTTTCATAAAGAGTACCTTTGTAAGGTGAATTCAACCAACGAGCATAAGTTTCAGCTTGTTCACTGATTTTGTTAAGCTCATATTTTCCTGCAAATTTCATAAAGTGAACACCAACCTGCGGTATGTGATCAAGCTTTACTGTATCATGAATAGTTGTATCAACTTGCTGTTTGATATCTTCAGGCTGTGCTGTTAAATCAATCAAGATACGGTTACGTTCGTAATCATCACGTACTCTACGTTCAACACCAAGATGATCTGTCCACTTTTGCAGCATCATGTTGTTCCAGTTAAAACCCTTCTTGTCACTGTCAGCAAATGCTTCTATCAAGCCAACTTTGTTTTTGCTACCTTTAGTTCTAACACCGGGATATGCTGAAAACACGTTATCAGTAGCATCACCGCGCATACACTTTTCAAACAAGATAAACTGTGGATCGTCTAGTCCTTTATGCTGCTTAGTTTTCTTGTCAATCACTGGACGATCACGATCATCGTAGTAACCACTAAGTGTGATCAACTGATTAGTAATACCATTGTACTGCTTTACATTTTCAGTAATCAGTTGAATAAAGTCAGTATCCGAAGAAACAATAATGTGTTGATCATTTGGATGCAAGTGAATGAAACGTGCAATGATATCATCTGCTTCAGCTACGGGATTTCTGATAACTGAACAGTTTGTTTTCTCACGCAAGTATACTGTCAGAGCCTCATAAGTATCCCAAAACATTTTGTTTTCTTCTACTTCGGATTCAGTCATTGCAGACTCATCAAGCTTTCTGTTAGCTTTATATGGCTTGTAGAAATCTTTACGCCAAGACCTGCCTTCTAAACAAAATACCACATGATCAATACCATGTCGCTTTACAACTTGATTGACTGAAGCCAGTGTAAGATGTAGTGCCATACCAATCTTTTGCCAAGTATCGGCATTACGCGATGCTACGTGACGGGCACGAAAGAAAGTGTTAGCAGTGTCTACAAGTGCGTATTTCATTTATTAATCCAAAGTTATAGTAAGTTTTTATATAGTAGCATATTTAAATATAATAGCAAGATAAAAGGGCAAAAACAACACGAATAAGACAACCACTACAAGAAAGTTTCTATAAAATCCCAGTATTCGGGCATAGACGGATCTCTGTATGGATTACCTTTGTAACCATGCCATATTCTTGTTTTGTGCCCGGCACGATAATTTTTCACCGTAATTCCTTTTAGTTTTGAATGACCGTAACCATGCTCTTTTCGTATTCTTTCTTTGGTATCATCTTCCGGGTATTCAACCGCATTTATTCCTAGAATTTCGTAATGTTCCAGCGTATGAAGAGGATAATATGAATCGTCTTTTACCCATGATAAAAACCTATCATGGTCCGCACAATAAATAGCAGGGCGGTGTAACCAGTCACAGTATGTTTCTTTTATTATAAGTCTGCAATTCAAATGCTCTTTATTTTTTTGTAGTGTATTGAGTATAAAAAGTTCAATCTCAGATAAACCTTCTACCCATTTTTGTGTAACTCCTATCATAATAAAATCTTCAACTCACCTCTGCCCGGCCATCGCCGATATTTTTAGTTTGAATTACTCGTATTTGGGATCGTATGTCCTAGTATGCTGGTTGATATTCATGCATTCTAACATTACATTTTTGTATCAGCAGGTATACTTATTTACCCACGTGATATGTTACCTATAAATTATCAAGCCTAGAATATACTACAGTGTTATCGCTACTTTTTGCGTTTTTGTTAAGTGTTTGATTACTTTGTCTTTTACTACTTGCTACTGTAAGAATATCCGAAATTTGATATCCAAATTCTTTATGATACTTTTCAACATCAACGTTCATATCACGATTTTTAACCTTTCCCACATTCCAGCAGCTAACTCCATTTTCATTAAGGTGAACTAATCCTAACCTAATAACTTCTCTCAAAAAATCGTCAGCCCAATCTTGATACGTAGACATGTTTTTAATACTTTGAGTATCTTCGTGTACATACACTTCTAAATCAAAATAGGGAGGACTGGTAAGCACCATATCAACTTTAGGAATGTTATAACGTGACATATTTCTAGCATCATCACATATTAACGTGACCTTATCTTGGATTCCGAGAAAGTTTACAATCTTTATTAGATTGTTATATGTTGTAGTGTTTGGTTCAAACCCAATGTAGTTAGCACCATAGCTGACTGTACCTAACATTCTACCTCCCCAACCTGCACAAGGGTCTAAAACATATTTAGGTTTGTATTTAATACATGTCAGTTTCATCATTTGAGGACGATACATTGTGTTTTTTGTCATACCACAGCAAAAGTAAATTCCCCGTTTTATCTCACTCAAATACGGAGTACTATGGCTCTTGCGGTTCCAACGTAAAATCTTTTCTAAGTTCTTAGCCGTCCATAGACTTTTGTAACTTGTGCCAGTTGCGCTCTCAATATCGTAAAAGTTGGGACAAAAGTGTTCGCTCAACTTCATACCTAGGCGACTAGTAGAATTGATACTATCTTCTGTAGTAGTCCAATCGCAAAGCTTTTTCCAATCCTTTCTCATATCTTCATCAGTATAAGAAAAGTAAAAACTAGTCTGCTCAAGTTCTAGGGCAAGCATGGGTAATGCTGCTTCAAAATCAGCATCACTCATGTTTCTAGTAGAATGTCGTTTGTTTAAAATATCACGTAAGAGCATTATATCTCTTTTTAAGCATATCAAAGTGCGGCTTAGATATGCTATTTGTTTCGGCAATGAGATTTTCGTTTAGATACTTAATCTGCAAGCTATCATGATCATAATTCTTGTAACCGAATTCACATACTACTCTTTTGCCAATCCTGGCGCTATCAACTCTCGTCTTGAGTTTGGGCTTAATTACCTCGTACGGAATTTCAATGACATACAGGAATCTCCCTTCATGAAAACCGGCGCAAATAACATCACACCCGTCCTTCTTATCCAGCAATTCATTTGTCATATCATTGAAATTGCCACTATTGGCACCGATCTTTTGACCTTCAACGATAAACTTAGGCTTAACCTCTTTTTGCTTGCCTGTTAGAGGACAGTAGCCATCCATGCCATGCTTTTCCGTATATGAAGTATAATTTAGCATACGCAGTACCATTGCCTCTCTAAGCGTTGATGAATTATTATCACTTAGCATAGCCAACAACAAATTGCGATATCCTGGATCTAAATTTTCAAATACGCTATCATTTCCTAAGGCATATTGGATAGCAAGGTCAATATTTTCGTCTGAAAGTAAATTTTTCATCTTAACTCACCTCTGTCCTTCCATCACCGATATCTTTAGTTTGAATTACTCGCATTTGTTGAGCGCGAGTGTCTGGATCTGCTTGTTGCTGTTCATACATTTCTAGTACTACGTTTCTGCATACTTGTGTAAACCAACGATCTACGATATCTGCATCAGTATCGTCAGGTTTCATTTTGTACCCAGCTTTAATTAAGTTTAACACAAACTTATCGTTCCAGTCAAGATCAAATGAACCATTATTAATATCATTTGGATCAACATCAACTTTCAAAATATTGATATATGGGTCACCTTTTGCGGTTGCTTGTTCTTTTGCGCTTAGTGTGGGTTCAACTGGTTTAGGTTTTTTAGCTCTAGGCTTTGGTTCTTTAACAGGTTTTTCTACTGGCTGCTCTGGTTGTGCTTCAGCTTTCTTAAATAGATTTTTCAGTTTATCAAACATTAGTTTTCTCCTTAATGTATGTATCGTATAATGCAAAGCTAGCAAGGTTTTTTGCTTTGCTTTCGCACAGCATGTCGGCCCACTCATTGTGAGTTATAGCCCAATCATTAACCGCTGTGTTCCAATAGTAATCAGAATGAGCGCGAAGGTGTTGTTTTTTGTGCCCAGTTTCTAATAGTGTAGTAAGATTGGGTAGTGTGTTTTTACAATGATTAACTAAGTAATCTTCGCGTGAAACACTATAATGAATAACAGGTCTAACACCGCGCCAAGAATCAATCACTCGCTTGATACGATCATCTGTAGCTTCAATATACTCACCTGTTTTCACCCAATGATGATGAATATCTAGGACTAGTGCAACATGATCTGCAAGCTCAAGTGAAGCATCCAATCCCCATGTCATTTCGTCATTTTCAATAGTGATCATGTTTCTTGCTTCAGGAGACAAACGAGGCAAAACGTCAATAATACCTTGAGGACCTTTTCTGCCAGAGATATGCACATTGATCTTAAAGTCTTGAAACTGTTTGCCATAGCCCATCATGCGAGCCATATCAACATGATATTCAAATTCTCTAATAGAGTTTTCTACTATAGAGGGAGTTTCCGAAGCTAGCACTGTAAACTGACCGGGGTGAAATGAAAGTCTAACGTTATGCTTTCTAGCAGTTTCACCAATGGGCGCAAATAGTTGCTCCATGCGCTTTACTACGTCAGGCAGTTTGTAAAAGTATTGCCAATCTTCGTGAGTGTAGGCTGTCATCATGTCGCTCGTCAACCTCACAATTCTAAGCTCAAGTGGAAGTTTAGCAACACGCATAACAAGATTATGTGTGTGTTTGATGTTAGTTTCCATTACTTCCCACATTTTGCGTTCAGCTACATTCTTGCCCACTTTTTTCAAGTAAGTAAGAGTAGTGCCGCCAGTGTTAAGACCTTCAACACTTTCAACAAGACCTTTCTTGTTGATTGCTACAAATTTACACGCAAATCCAATCTTTTTGATCATTGTAGATACCCAGTATAATGATAGACTAGTTAAGTATACACGGTTATTTAGAAATGTCAATAGATTTGATGAGAAAGGGGTATATTATTATACCCCTTACATATCAATGCTTTAAGAGTAGGGTACTTAGTACGCCCTGAGAGTTTGCTGTTAGATCGGGTTCACCGGGAGCAATGATAACATTCCATATATTGTTTATAGAATCTTTACCCTTTTTCTCCCATTCATCATAGCTAAGAATAGTATTTTTATTTAAACCGTATTTAATTGCTAGTCTGTCTTTAAGAGTATCTAATGTTCCTGGCTGAAGTTGCCATTGTCCACTTGGTCCCTTTTCCAACTTTCCGTCTTTCTTGAGCAACAAATCTTTGAATAATTCGTCGGGAACAATTCTAGAGTTCTTTGTTTTTTCTAAGTTAGGATCAGTTGCTTTAACTTGTCTTTCTTGTTGTTTACTAGCACCCTCACTCCAGTTTATCATAAAGTTGTCTGGTTTCTTTCCTAATGCTGCTCCAGCGATTTTAGTGTAAGCATAGAAATTAACATCAGGTATAGATTGAGCCATTTTAAATGCCAAATCCATATACTGCGGACTAAAGAAATCCCCAGCATCGTGCCATCTAATAGTAACACGATATCCGTTTTTATCTCCTAAACGTTTTTCTTTTTCAATTTCGGTTTTCAATTGATTAAAGAACCCGTCTGGATCATTTAACAAATATGTTAATATTCTACCATCGCTTATCCATGCGTTCTTGAACTGAATCTTTCCGCCTTTCATAGCAAAACAATCAACTTTACATGATCCAGCACCCGGACATGTATTTACGATAATCAATTTATTATCTGATTCATCAACTGCGATACCAGTTAACGCAGCAAAACCAACGTTAAAGAACTGTTCTAGTTCTCCGCTGGAGTGTTTCATTTTTTCGTTTTCTTTTAACAGTTCTTTTGGTCTTTGAGACAACACATCAATAACTTTCTTTTCGTCATATCTGTTACCCGCCGCATCGTAATATTCTATTACGCTAGATCGGTGCATGTATGGTAATTTATATCTATCTGTCTTTTCTTTACCCGATACATACTTTTCAATACCTTTCTTATCTACTTTAGGATTACCTTGTTTATCTAAGTCAGGTGTTCCTATGATTCTTTTCATATAATCTTGAAATTCTTGATCACCAAATTCTCTAGAAGGAGCCGAGAGTTTCGTAGCTTCGTCTACAACTTCATCTTCCGAAATCTCGTCATCACTTAGTTCAGCTTGTACGAATTCTTCTGGTGACATTATCTCTACGCCAGCAGTTGACCCCGGAAGCGACTCTGCCGCTTCATTAATAATATCTAAAAGTTTTCTAAAATCCATAATAAGTTACCTGTCAGTTGTACTATTTATCTAAAGTAAGCAGTTGTTCAACAGTATACAACTCTACCATATACGGTGAAACATTTTCTAATACACTTGATGGTAAGTCCCCTTTCCTCCTAGAACCTTCTTTAACTTTAAAGTCACAGTTGTTTACTTGTTTAAATATATCAACCATTTCTCTTACAGTGTGACCGATCCCGTGCCCTAAGCTTTCTACTTTGTTACTAGGAGTTTCAATAGCTAACTTTAATGCAGTACATATTTCCATAACATGTACATAATCTCTAACCGCTGTACCGTCCCATGATTCTCTATAGTCAGTACCAAAGATAGTAAACTCATCAGTGTCTCGTGCTTTCATTAAATTATACATTAAGCCGTCAGGATTAGTTGGCTTGATACCATAATGACTACCGATCACATTATAAAATCTAAAAATAGTATAATCCATTGGCTTGTGTACAGTACACATTTCTCTTACACAATCTTCTGCTGCCCGTTTACTAATACCATATGCTGATTCACACCCAACCGCTGCTCCAGTAGATGCAAATATAAAGTTGTTAGTTGGTATTTTATTCATTACATTTGTTGTACCATTTAGGTTAGTAAAATAGTACAGCATAGGCATTTGTTCACTTTCCCCTACATTAACTAATGCTGCTAAGTGAATAACAGCGTCATATGGTTCAGTTTGATCTGGGATAGTAAACAGTCTAGTAATGTCTACTTGATAAAACTTTTTGATAGGTACTTGAGGTTCTTTAACATCTAAACCATGTATTTCATATTCGTTTTCTAATAGTTTGCAAAGATGTGAACCAATATACCCTGAGCAACCTGTAATTAAAATCTTTTTCATTATAATCCTTCAAATAATGCATTTGGTGTATCATCTGTTGGTACAAAAGTTAAATCTTTTGTTAACCATGTATCTTGATCTGTATATATTACTCTAAACTTGTGTTTATTAGATAATACGCTTTCAAAGTCCTCTCTTGCTATTTGTGTTCTGTTGAGGTCTTTTATATAGTCTTTGTAATTTACGGTTTCGTAAGTGTTTATCTTAGCTGTATTAGTTTTTGCTTGTTTAGCTTTAAAGTCAACTAACAACTGTTCCCAGCCTTCTGCAACTTGATCATCTAACGATCTGACGTAATCCAAAGCTTCAGGAAGTTGATTAATACCAGCTAACGCCAAGATATATTCATGTGCTTGTGATAAACTTGTTTTATGATAGAATTTGCTATCAAAGTTATCTGACCAATCTTGAGTATCTAGAACTACGCAAGGCATGTGTCCTAAACATTCTAAAAAGGCAAACGGATAGTTTTCTCTTAAACTAGGCATGAAAAATATTTTAGAACTTTTAATAAAGTCTACTTTTTCACTACCCACTATACCTGCTTTTATTTGATAGTCTGTTATACCTGCTTCTTTAAAAGCTTTTTCAAACTTTTTAGCACCGTTGGAATTAGTCATTACTTTGCAGGGTAACTTACACTCTTTCATCACTTTAATATATGCTTCAGGGTTTTTACCTTCTTCCCATCTGCCGATAAACAACACACCCGATTTAGTTCCTGCATAGGGTTCTAGTAATTGTCTTTCGCTCATTGGCATTTTTAACAGCTTACAATTAGTAGAACCATGTTTGGTTAATTCGTTGATATTTTTTTGACTTTGTGTTCCTATAATAATATCACTAAACTCCATGTGCTTGTTATAGAAGTTGTGATAACTTGATAGAAAAACATCACTACCTTGTGTTTCTCTAAAGATCATACTGTGTAAATGAGTATAGAACACGATTGGTATGTAGCTGTTTAGAGTCATTGCATAAGCAGCAGACATTGCTTCCTGTGTGTTACATATTAGCATATCATAAATGTTTGTTTCAAACCCGATAATAATAGATTTGCGAAAGTTTACTATCTTTTCAAAGTTAATAGTATCACTAAATGCAAATGTATTAGTATGGTCAGTGTATCTAAGGTTGTCTGAAGGATAAACAATGTTTGCACCTAATGACTGCAACAGTTCACTAAACTCGTTAGTAGGTTTTTTATCTACGATGATATCAACTTTCCATTGTAGTCTTGCACACATTTCAGTAAAACCTTTAGCAAACTGGCCTATCCCGCCGTGAGGGATAAGATGCTGGTCGCTTATTAAAAATCCAATTCTTTTGTTATATGTTTTTATGTTCCCCACCTATTCCCAAAAAGCGGGATATGAAGTCTATCGCTGTATCTTAATCCATGTTTCATAGCTAGTTCAGCTACCCGTTGATTGTTTAACCTATATACGCTTTCTACGCCACCGATTGGCATCAAGTAAACAGGACCTTTGAACCCTTCTTTTCTATACAATTCAGTTACTTCTATAGCTTCCATAGCATCTTCATCGGTTGCTATAACAAACTTTAAGTAAGTGTATCCTGCATTTTGATAATCTACAACGATTTCGGGAATAATAGCATCTTCACGTTTTTCACCTGAACAACTTAATTTAGGACTTACTGAAAATGTGATTTCTCTATCCCAATGCTGAGCCGCCCACTCATTCCTTAAGTAATGTCTAAACTCTTTAAACAATGGTTGTGTGCCATTAGTTTCAAACGTAATCTCTTTTAATGATTGCATCTTTGGATGATTTAATAAGTCAGGATAAGATCGTTGCCACCCTAACAAAGGTTCACCACCAGTAATAACCAAATGTTCGTCACGCCATTCTTTAAATGGCAACAGATTAACTATTGCTTCAGCAATCGCATCAGTAGTAAGTTTAGGGGATAAGTGTTTAAAGTTTACATCCCAGCTTGCGTAACTGTCACAACCAGTCGTAACTAATGGCAAGTCATTATAGTTTTTATAGCTTTTAGGATGAATTAGATTTCTTTCGTTACTGATTTCACCTTTAGGCATACCAAATCCTGAACAAGTGAAGTTGCAACCAAATGTTCGTAAGAATACACTTGGTACACCAGTATATCTGCCTTCTCCTTGTACTGAATAAAATAGTTCGCTGATCTTTATATTAGACATTTGTATCTCGTTTAGTTTTCAGGGTCGGGTTCTCTACCGGTCTGCATGATAACTGACTATCACACAAACCGTATCTAGTAGTTTCTGTTATTATCTCATAACCGTTGTAAATTACAACCTTTTCGGTAGTTTCTGTTTCTAAAAACTTTTTAAAAGAACCAAGTGTGTCCCATTTTAACTTTTTGGGTACATACATTACTTCCACCAGTTTTCCCAAGAAAACTCTATCCAAGAATCTTCTTCAGCTTTGTTAATAGACAAAGAAGTATAGGCTATATCTTTAAAGTCGCTGGCTTCATTGTTTATCAATGTAGCAAACTTTACATTATGATTCCATACTGTATCCCAGGCATACCTTTCATTTGGCATACATGACGATTCCCAGTCTTTCTTAATCCATTTGATAGTTTCACCCGTATCATTGATATCATCTACAATCAAGATATTCTTTCTACGTGATACGTCCCAACGTGACTTTTCAGTTTGTCTTATTTCAGTTGACAAGTAGCCAAAAGCATGTTCAGGCATCCAAGCATTACACTCTTGTTGCGCATGGTCTCTTAAACTAACTCGCAATGTTTCCATTGGCACATTATAATACTGACTGATTAAAAGTGCAGGAAGTAAACCACCTCGCGTAATACCCACAACGTAGTCAGGTTTATATCCAGACAAAGTTATTTGTCTGATGATATCCATAGTCATTTTTTGTACATCTGAGTTTGATAACGTTACTGTGTTCATATTATCCTTCATAAATTGCTGAGTTAGCATCATGTTCAAATACTTCTACGCTTTTAACAGATACTGTTTTGTTTAATAATGTGCCTGCTTTTTGGCTTTCGTCTAAAATTTGCGTCATTTTCTTAAAAGCCATTTCAGCAAATCGTTCACATCCAACTGCTGGAACAATTCGCAAATCAGCTACATGTGTGGGCAAATTCTTTAACTGTTCAAGTTCGGGATCATCTTCAGCTACTAACAAAGTATGATCAAACATGTGTTCTAGCCACTGTTTAAATTCTTTAAGCCCGCCAAAATCCATGACCCAGTTTCTTTCATCCAAGCTTTCACATTCAAAGATGATTTTAACACCTATTGAATAGCCATGAAGTAGCGAACAATGACTATGAGTAGAACGCCACTGTCTAAAGCAACAGCTTAGTCCCCTGTCATTACCATATGTTTTTGTACTATAAAACTTACCCATTCTTTCTCTCCGATTCTGTTACTCGTTTACGTAAACTACTAGAGCTAAAACTATGATTTCTTTTATTATAAATGATTTCTATGTCAATTGCAAGACAATATTCTTTACCAGTGAAATCTTTGTCCATGTACTCTGCTCCCAATATACGAACATCTACTGGAAGTATTTTTAGTAAATCAAGCAAGTCTTGTTCAGTTTGGTATACCACAACTTCATCTACAAACCTACATGAACTTAATTGTATCTGTCGTTCAACGATACTTTGTACTGGTTTGTTTTTGGTGTCAGGTCTATCTATAGTTGGATCAGTTTGTAATCCAGCGATCAGGTAGTCGCAGTGATTTTTAGCTTCAGCTAACATTGCTATGTGTCCGGCATGAAGAAGGTCAAAAGCAGAAAATACTATGCCTATCTTTTTTCCTTCTTCTTTTAATTGTCTAATTACATTAAAGATCATTTCTGAGGTTTTCCCATTCGTGCAATGCTTAGAAACTCTGCTCTTGCTGCTGGATCAGTTTTGAAACCTCCACCTAATTTACAAGTTACTGTGCTTGACCCAGTGTCTTCAACACCGCGGCTCTTAACACAATAATGCTGTGCATCTATCATAACAGCAACATGTTCAGTTTCTAAAATATAGGAAAGTGCATGGAATACTTGTTCAGTCAGTCTTTCTTGGATCTGAGGACGCTTACTGAAATACTCAACAATCCGATTGATCTTTGAAAGACCCAGAACCTTTTCCTGGGGTACGTATGCTACAGTAGCAAGACCATCAATGATTACAAAGTGATGTTCACAATTAGATTGTACGTTTACGTTGCGTTCAACGACCATTTCGTCATAGCCCATTTTGTTTGCAACAGTAGTACATTTTGGGAATGCATCATAGTCTAGACCCCAAAAGATTTCATTAACATACATCTTAGCAACACGCTTGGGCGTTTCTATAAGACTGTCATCAGATAAATTTAACCCGAGGGCTTGCATAATATCGGTAAACTTAGCTTCAATGATTTCAATTTTGTCTGTGCGACTTAGATTGTTTTCAACTTGAGGAGTTTCAACTCCCATTTTGACTAGATATTTGTGTATCTTTTGACCCAACTCTGGATCACATTTTACTTTATTAAATGACATTTATATTCTCCTTTTGAAAGCATCTAACGTTAATGCTCAACGACCTTTCGGTATTTGCTACCTTTGTGTAGCAAAGATATTTATCTCTTGTCAAGAAACACCGAATTAAATTGTTTGTTCACTCTAACAAATGTTGTACACTTTGACAAGTCTTTTAGGCTCGTTGCACCAACATAAGTACAAGTACTGCGAACCCCACCTAAGATATCTTGTACTGTTTTAGCTACTGGACCTTTGTATGGAACCTTAACAGTCCTACCTTCTGAACTACGATATTCTGCTACCCCGCCATGATGTTTAGTCATAGCAGTATCGGAACTCATACCATAAAACTGAACAAACTGCTTCTTTTCTTCAAGCTTTCCCAAACGATTACCGGTTTCAGGGTCAAAGATTATTTGATTGGTTTCGTATACTTCTTCAATTATTTCTCCGCCACCTTCTGTGTGACCAGCAAGCATACCGCCTAGCATTACAAAATCTGCGCCACCGCCGAATGCTTTTGCTATATCACCAGGACAAGTACAACCACCATCAGCAATGATATGACCGCCCAAACCGTGTGCTGCGTCCGCGCATTCAATAATGGCTGATAGTTGAGGATACCCAACACCTGTTTGAATACGAGTAGTGCAAACACTACCAGGACCAATACCCACTTTAACAATGTCTGCTCCACGTAAAATTAACTCCTGTGTCATATCTGCGGTAACTACATTACCTGCAATAATAGTTTTAGTTGGACATAATTTTCTAACTTTAGCAACAAACTCACCAAAGTGTTCTGAATATCCGTTAGCTATATCAATACAAATAAACTGTATCATGTCAGGATACTTATAAAGAATACTTTGTAACTTTGTAAAGTCACGATCACTAGTACCAGTACTGATAGCAGTATTGTAAGAAAAGAATTTTGAAAAATTATCTTCCAAATCTTCTAAAGAATAACTTTTAACTAAGCAAGTAATCATATTATATCCAGCAAGCGCAACTGCTATGTCAAAAGTACCAACACCATCCATGTTTGCAGCTAGGATAGGCACACCAGTCCAATTTGCGTTACTGTGCTTGAACTGATAAGTTCTTTCCAAACTTACTTCTTTTCTGCTAGACAGTGTTGATCTTTTTGGACGGATTAGAACATCACTGAAATCTAGTTTTACTTCATTTTCAATACGCATATTAGTACTTGTTTTCCTTTGTGTGTTTTCTATAATCTGTAGACATACGTAACCATTGCTCGCCTTTGCCTTCTATGATGTCACAAATTCTATCAACAGTTTTGTCTGTCCAATCACTGATTTTGCCCATGTTTTTATGAGGTTTATCCAACAAAGATTCTAGTTTGCTGATCATATCTTCTATAGACCAGGGCACATACATTCTTTCATGATCGTTAGCAAATACTTCAGGGAAAGAACGATACGCAGGGAATAAGACATTACATCCTAGTGCGTCAGCTTCACTTACAGTATTACTAGTCCAATCTTGTAGTGCAGTATTAACTAAAACTCTAGAGTCTGTGAGTAAACGATAGTACTCATTTTTAGACAAGTTTTCATAAATCGTAAGCAACTTTTCTTCTTGCATAGCTCTAGCCATATCAACAAATTCTTGTTTGTTACTACGCAACGTTGAGCCTGTAAATATAGAAAATTCTATTTCACCAAACATTTCTTTGGGATATCTAGCATACCATTCTTTGATTAACTGAAGATAAAAGTCTGGATTCTTTTCTTGATCCCAACGTGAAGAAAAACATACGCGCATTTTGCGTTTATTGAATAAGATTAGGTTATGATCTACACGTTCTCTAACTTCTTGCTTGTTAAATGCTAAACCAGATACGTTGTAAATGTTTGCAGTCCATCCTGCCACTTTCATGTGTGCTACCATTTCTTCGTTTGATGCCAATACAGCACCTTTAGAAATAGCAACGATAGTGTTTACCATTTGTTCGTATTCACTCATCCACTTTTGCATACCCCAAACATGAACAAAGTCATCTGGATCAATAGTTTGTGCTAAACAGCGAACAAAAATTCTGGGTCTTAAATTTTCTGGCACTTGAGTGATAATATATCCCAAGCTTTCAAAACCGGGCTGAAACATATCTTCAAAGTAAATTACGTCTTCATTTG